GGCGCTGAACTTGTTGCGTTCTTTCCGATAAGGAAATTAGCAAATCCGATTCCGGTAAAGGCAATCGCTTTGTCCTGAGCCAATACAGCCTTAACGGTTACCACAGCATCAGATGCCTTTGGAGCATTAACAAAAGATAGCTCAATTTGAGTAACCCCCTTTTGTTTGCGCGCTGTGGAATCTACGATAAAACCAAAATCAACATCCAGTTCCGTGCGGTCGGTAAATTGAAAGCCTAAACCTTCTTTTTGAATTGCCGCGTTTGTACCAGTCTGTAATTTAGCAGGCTGAATCATTCCAGTTGTGAATCCGGTTAATCCTCCTAGGGTTGTTTTAGTACCCCATACGCCCTTGCCGTCCACTATCATGATATTCCAATTACGGAAACCTTTGATTGAGTGTAATGCCTTGTTAAAGTACACTCCATTGGTGAATGTCGCAAGGAACTTGTACTTGCCCTCATTGGTCACTCCCATTGTGTCATCCGCAAGGGTTTCAACAGCGTCATCGCTTCCGTTTTCCTCGAAGGTGTTAACTTTATTAAGTATTACCAATTTACTCGCAAGTATCAATCTTGTTTTCTCAGATTCAAAATCCTCGCCTGCCCTAAAGCTTTCACCGGGTGCAATTGCCCAAATGGATTTGGCTGCTTGGATTTGAGAGATGCATCCTTTGGATATTTCAGTACCCAGTACATTTTGAAGGGCGCACAACCCGGAATTAATCATTTCTTTAGTTGTTGCCATTATTTAATGATTTTATGGGTGCGGTAGCTTTCAACTTCCTCGTCGGATAGCGTGAGCCTATCGCCCTTTATTATTACTTGTTTTGCGGTGCCGTCTGCCTTGCTGCCTACATTAATGCTTATTAGGGCATTATGGTAGCGTTCTGGTTTACGGTCATCCTTCTTTGGAGTTTCCTCCTGTTTTTTATCTTCTTTTGCCATTTTATTTAATGGTGTTTAATTGTTGAAAAAAAATATAAATAATCACTTTTTCGACTTATATAGATAGGGTCAAAGGAAATAAACAATTGTCGTTTATGCTCAAATCCACATCCAATACTATAGCATCTAATTTATCAATCTGTGCATTTTTTCCAGATTCCGAATAATTGGGTATGCGCTGCAATCTATAACCGTCACTCAATCGGCTTACACTTGACGTATCAAATATTTCGATAAGATAAGCGGCCATTGGGTTAAGAAAGTTTGCATAGCTGTTAAGCATTCTATAGGTGTTAAGTTTGCTTACTTTAAGCTCTTGAACAAAAAGCACTAATTTGCACTTTCTCGATACCTCGCTGAAATTCCCTTTACTCGTTTCTGGGCTTGTCACCAAATAAACCAATGGATATGATTTTCCTTTGTTTTCAGAAATAAACAGGTTTAAATCCGTGCCGTCTTTGCCCCAATAGAATTGTGTTTTATAACCCTCTATGGTCGGCATTAGATTTATCAACTGTTCTATTCTGTCTTCAAAAATTATCATAACCCAAAAGAATTGATGTTATCAACAAAAGTAAAATCTGAATCCAGATAGTCTTCTTTGTTGTCAATCAAAAATTGATATAGTGATCTTTCTGTATTTTCCGTACCGTAGTAATCAAGATAGTTTCCACTCCATGCGCGTCCGATATACGGCATCCTGTCATGACCTTGGTACTTTTCGTGAAACTTCCGATACGAATCGGTTATTAATTTTAGCGGTGATACTGCCATACTGTTTGCCGCTTCGGGTCTTTGAGTTCCCAAAGTTGTAAACTCTTCCCTTTGATCCCTTACATACTTCGAAAATATGTAATAAGATATAAAAGAATATTTATCGCGTAATCCCTGCCATATAACCGTACGCCCATTATAGGTGTAGTCAGACCCATCCAATAGGTTTAAAATAGCGGCATCCAATGGTTGCCCACTTTCGACCGCATTTTTAACTCTTAGATAAAGTCCGGCTCCTAGCCCTTTTAATAATATTTCACGCTCACTTACTGCAATGAAATCACTTATATACTCCGTACGTCCATTGGCATTTGGTGCCGCTGTTGCGTTGGGTATCTCAAGTAATCCCGATTGAAAGTCTGTGATCGTTCTTATCATTTTATTTGGCTATTTTCCTATCTATAAGCATTTCTGCCATGTTTGGGTGTTTTAGTAGTTTATCGCCTTTTTCGTTAGAACCGTGATCCTGCAAAAGTTCGATCTCAACCAATCCATTCTCATCAGCTTTTTTCTGGCTCATGATCGATTTGGTGGTTACTACCTTAGCCTCTTTGTCCTCGCTTTTCTTTGCCATTATATAGCAGTTAATGCAGTGATTACATCGGCAAAAGAACCCTTTATAATGCCTCTACGGTCATTTGTAGTTGCATAAAGGTGGTAACGTGATTCACCTAACATAGTGATCTGGTTACGTCTAAAGTCGTCATTTTCCCACCCGAAAGATACATTGTAGCCTTCAAGATTTCTAAGAACTACGTTTTTAAAGTCTCCGATTATGAAGTCTCCGGCCGCAAGGCTTGGTTTAGCCACAATACGAACTCCTTCAATTATATTTCCGTTTGCATCTGCAAAAGGAGGCATAATGTAATTATTGTTTGCGTCTTTGGATAGCATCTTTTGAAGATTATCCAATGTGTTCACAAATATTACATTAGGCGTATAGGCTCCCTCTGAACTGTTCGCAATACCAGCGACTAGCGCGGCAATAGCATCATAATATTGAGGCGCGGTAACTTTAACGCCTCCCAGAATGGTAGGATTAAAAACCGTTGCAATGCTCAATAAGCCATTTGTCGCGCCTATTACATCGTTTTGACGTGCGATATCGTGCTTGCGCCTAAGTGTTTTCTCCATTGCTGACTGTAACCAGCCGTAGTCGTTTAATGCCTCCTTAGTGGCCTTCATTGCTCCGGCTACTTTACGCGCCTGAGAAAATGAGGTTACATAGTCAACATCAATTAGAGGCTTAAGCGCTCCTTCGGCAACGATAGTTGCATCTCCTTCTCCTGGTTGTTCATCCACATAAGGAACAGTCTCTTTATCAGTTTCACCAGTGTCAAGATACTGCTCAACAAAGATTTCATTACGTGCGTATTCGCTTACGCTTGAAACACTTTGAGCTGCAAATGCCCCCGTAGCCGTTCCACTTGGATTNACGTTTGCAGAAGTTGTAACAGCAGGTGCTTTAACTTCAATTGAAAAAGAACCTATACCGTTTTTGTTTCCNGCAAGGAATTGTTTTAGTGCATCGTGGTTTTCGCTCAATGCCTCTTTGATTGCAGAATGGAACGATTGAGGTTTTGAATCCTTACCTCCATCGCGAATAGCTTTGATCTCTGCGTTTGCATCTTTGAGGTCAGATACCAATTTGGTAACATCCTCTTTTGAAGCATATCCCTTAGATGTTTCGGCGATTGATTTCTCAAACTCGCCTAACTTGTCGCTTACGGCTTTAATCTGTTCCGGGGTGGCAGCTTTTGCCATTTCATCCCTTAATTCTTTGAACTGCTTGGAATTATATTCCGAATGCAATTGTCCGATTTCGGCTGGGGTTTTTTTATCGAACTCGTCCTGAGTGATACCCTTTTCAGCCAAAAATTGTTTAAACTTATCCATCTTCTAAATGTTTAAATAATATTCTGCTTGTTGTTGGCGAAGTGATTTCTCGGGTTCGCTCGTTTGAGTGCCTTTCGGCGGGTCAATATCTTTAATTTGGTTGGTTGCATCGTTACTTCCAAAAAGTACTGCGCTACCTTCCATGTGTATCTTCAATTCCCGTACTGGGAAAAAGTAGTCTATTGTATCAAAATTTCCTTTGTTTGCTATCTTTGGGTAGTATTCCAGATATAGCGCGTACTCTTCTTTATATTCTGCATCCTGTGAGTTGATTGCCATGCCCAAATCCACGTACATCATTCGTATGGAGTTTTGAAGGTCGTTTCCTTTGCTGGCCATCTTCATGAACTTATCATGCATTATATCAGTTTTGGCAATCTTAAAGATTAATGCTTCGGTATCTCCTTCGTAATTCCTATTTAGGTCTTTCCATGAGCATTTCTCTAATAGTATCTCCACATCTTTGGGCATCGCGATAACGCTGTCTACTTCCAGTTTGTGGTCTGCAACGTAGTAGATTTTATTGTTTTGGTTTTTGGCCGTCCTGTTCATTGAACCATCCAAATGCACATCCATATGACTATCGATATAAT